TGTGCGACCCGGCGCAGACGCTGAAGCGCTGCCTGAAGGCGTGGAACCCGCCGCCAGACCTTACGGTGTCGGCTTGGGCTGACCAGTTCCGGCGTCTGTCGAGCGAATCGAGCGCGGAACCAGGCGTGTGGAACACCTCTCGCGCGGAGTATCAGCGCGGGATTATGGATGCTATCTCCGACCCCGCGTTGCGCGAGGTTTGGGTAATGAAGTCGGCGCAGGTCGGCTGGACTGAAATCCTGAACAATTGCATCGGGTTTCACGTTCACCAAGACCCGGCGCCGATGCTGCTAGTGCAACCTACTCTCGAAATGGCCGAGAGCTGGTCAAAAGACCGCCTCGCCCCGATGGTGCGCGATTCGCCGGTCCTTACGGAACGCATCGCAGACCCAAAGGCTCGCGACAGCGGCAATACGCTGCTGCACAAGAAATTCAGCGGCGGTCACCTTACGGTGGCCGGCGCGAACTCCCCCGCCGGACTGGCCTCGCGGCCAATTCGGGTGGTGCTGTTCGACGAGGTGGACCGCTACCCGGCATCTGCCGGCACTGAGGGCGACCCGGTGAGCCTTGGTAAGAAGCGAACCACGACGTTCTGGAACCGCAAATTGTTGGCAGGCTCGACACCGACCATCAAGGGTTCCAGCCGCATCGAGGCCGGTTTCGAAGGCGGCGACCAGCGGTTCTATTTCGTGCCTTGCACAAGCTGCAACGAGTTCCAGCGGCTGGTGTGGGCGCAGGTCAAATGGCCGGATGGAAGGCCGGAAGAGGCCGCCTACGTCTGCCAGCACTGCGGCGTGATGCTGACCGAGGCTGACAAGGCCGAGATGCTGAAGGCCGGAGAATGGCGAGCGACACAGGCCACTCGTGGCATCGCGTCGTTTCACATCTCCGAACTGTACTCGCCCTGGTCGTCTTGGTCAGAAATGGCGGTGGCCTTCGTGCAGGCGAAGCGGTTTCCGGAAACCTTGCAAACGTGGATAAACACTTCGCTCGGCGAGACCTTCGAGGACCGCGGCGAATCAGTGGCCCCGCAAGGGCTGGCGTCGCGGCGCGAGCAGTACGGGCCGCAGACGGTCCCGGCTGGCGTGGTCCTGCTGACTGCCGGCGTAGACGTTCAGGACGACCGGCTCGAAGTCTCCATCTGGGGATGGGGCCGCGACGAGGAAGCCTGGCTGGTCGAGCACGCGGTTTTACGCGGCGACCCCGGCTCTGACGCCTTGTGGCTGGAGCTGGACGCCTTCGTGGCTGCAAAGCGCAGCAGCGAAGATGGCCGGCGCTTGCTGGTGGAGGCGGTCGCGGTGGACTCCGGCGGCCACTTCACGCAGCAGGTCTACGGCTACGCGGCTCGTCGCAAGGCTCGTCGGGTGTTCGCCATCAAGGGCGCTGGCGGGTTCGGACGACTTATCTGGCCGAAAGCGGCTGGCCGCGCTGGGAAGACCTCGGCGCAGGTCTGGATTGTGGGCGTAGACACGGCGAAGGACCTCCTTTACGGGCGCTTGCGTCGCGTACTGGAGCCGGGGCCGGGTTACTTGCACTTTTGCGCTGCTGTCGAGCCTGAATGGTTCGAGCAGCTCACGAACGAGGTAATCGTTCACAAGTCGGTTCAAGGCCGCCGGGTGCGGGCTTACAAGCCTCGTGCCTCTGGCGTCCGGACTGAGGCGCTCGACTGCATGGTTTACGCGTACGCGGCGTTTCTGGGCAGGGCTGGACCTCGCGTGCTTGAGCATAGAAAGTCGGCTCCTGTGGCCTCTGAGGAGGTCGCAGAGCCAAAGCCGGAGCCGGTGCAGCCACAGCAGCAGGCAACGGTGGTGCGGCGACCGCAAACGATGCGCCGCCCCGGCGGTTACATAAATTCTTGGAGATAAAAAATGACCGACAAATATTCCGACGTTGACTCGGTGATGAGCTCGGCTCGCAAGGGCTTTGCCATCACGCCAAACGATTCCACAGAAATCGCACTCACGGCCAAGGCTGTTTGGGTCGGCGGCGCTGGCAATCTCGTCGTGCGCCTGGAGGACGACTCCGCAGACATCACCATTTCGGGCATTGCCGCCGGCACATTGCTGCCTATTCGCCCGAAGCTCATCAAGACCACTTCGACCGCAACGCTGTTGATTGGCTTTTACTAATGCGTATCGGCGTCGGCCTCTCTATCCCTGAACTCGCTACCCGTGGAGGGCGCGCGTTCTCTCCGCTCTCGCTCTTCACCAGCGGCGTGCAGGGCGCGTGGTACGACCCGAGCGATATCAACAGCTACATGTCGGGCCTTGGGCCTGAGCTGGTTACGAACGGCGACTTTGCCAGCGGCACTACGGGGTGGGCTGCTGGTACAGCAACGCTATCTTCAGTAAGCGGCGAATTATTGGTTACAAATACTGGCATAAATTACGGATACGCCAGTCAAAATATTACCACTGTTGCGGGTAAGGTCTATAGAGTTACTGCAACCGCTAGGGTTGGAACTGTAACAACGGCATATATACAAGTTGGCCCGGTTACGTCAGGTAGCTTACTCAATTTGCAGACTACAAGCACAAACAACGTAACGCTTTTCGGCGTTTTTACCGCAACGGCGTCAACAACAAACATCAATACGCTTAATGGAAACCAAAATAACGGCGTTGCTTACTTTGACAACATCTCCGTTCAAGAAGTCACCAGCATCGGCAACGCGACGCTGTTCCAAGACTCCGCAGGCACGACCCCCGTTACTGCGGTGGAGCAGCCTGTCGGGCTGATGCTGGATAAGAGTCAGGGCGGTCTTGGCCCTGAACTTGTCACCAACAGCGGATTTTCCAGTTCCTCAAACTGGACGCTTTCAAACACGACAATTACAAGTGGAAACCTTGTTTTTGGCGTTGCGTTTGGCTACGCCTCACAAGCGATTAGCGGCTCCGCTGGAAACTACAAACTGTTTGTAAACAAGTCGGTTGGCTTTGCTGGCGCAGGCAATCTGACTTTTGCGTTCTACAACGCTGGCAGCATGGTCGGTAGCGCAATTTCCATCGGCAGCTCAACGCTTACGTTTGGCAGCGGCATCGTCACGGCATCTGGAAGTTTTGACGAAATTCGCATGACTTGCAGTACTACCGACGCCTATCAGGTAGATAGCGTTTCGCTGGCTCGCGCACCCGGCAACCACGCCTCGCAAGCCACCACCGCCTCGCGCCCTGTGCTGCGTGCGCGGTACAACCTGCTGACGTATAGCGAGCAGTTTGATAATGCGGCGTGGTCAAAGCGTAATGTTGGCACTGTAACGACTGTTACTGCTAACACTACTGTTGCGCCAGATGGAACTCTTACCGCCGATACAATTTCGGATGTTTCTACTTCAGATTACGCACAAATTGATAACGGCGTAGTTACGGCGGGGATAGCAAATACAAATTACACATGGTCCTTGTATATATTGAAAGATGCCGTTACATCAAGATTTCCAGAATTTTTGCTGTTCGATAACACCAATAACCTTGGAGTGTGCATTCAACTAAACACTAGCACTGGTGCTATTGCAAATAGAGCTGTAATCGGCTCTCCCACATATACAACCACGGTACAAGACGCTGGCTTGTGGTGGCGCCTAATTCACACACTTAGAACAGGCGGTTCTGCAACCACGCTTACGGCTTTTATCAGACCCGTTTTCTCAGCCACTCTTGGCGGCGCTGTTGACACTTCTCTTACCGGGTCAATCGTTATTTGGGGCGCCGACCTTCGCACCGGCTCCTCCGCAGGCACCTACCAGCGCATCGCTGCGGCGACGGACTACGCGACGGCGGGGTTCTTGCCGTATTTAGCGGGGGATGGCGTTGATGACCAGATGTCAAGCAGCAGCATAAACCTGACCAGCACGGACAAACTGACGGCAGTGTTTGGTTCGCTTTCCAACTCAACCGCGAACCAAGGCGTTTTCCAGTTTGGCTCAGGTGGCGCTGGAACAATGAATGCGCTTTATTTAGTTGGCGCGCCTTCAGATATGCGCAGTTCGGTGCAAGGAAGCACCGGAACATCGCAAATGAGAATTACCGGAAGCGGAGTTTCTACTGCGAGCGTTTATTCACAACTGTATGACATTGCTGGCGCAACTGCGGCTGATGAATCGCAGATTCGAGTGAACGGAACTTTGCCGACGCAAACTGTGCAAGCGGCTGGGCCTGCTGGTGGCGGAAACTTTGCAAATACAACATTGACGATTTTTCAATACGCCGGCGCGTTTTTCTTGAGTGGTCGCATCTACCAGTTAGTGTTCTGTGGGAAGACCCTAAGCGCATCGGAACTTGCAAGCACTGAAGCCTTCGTAAACTCCAAGACGGGAGCCTACTAATGGACTGGGCATTCCGCACGCTGATTACCACGGCAGCCACCACGCCGCTGGCCCGCGATATCGCCGCGACTCTCTCGCCTACGGGCGGGCAGAACATGTGGCTCACGGGCTTGTCTGCGACGGGCAACGCGCCAGCAACGCACTACGTCAGCACCGGCCTCATCTCGCCTGAGTTCGCCATGCTAGTGCCTGAGCAAGTTTGGGAGCAGGACGAGAACGGCGACTGGGTGCAGACGGGCAGCAGCCCCGGCGACCCGGTGCTGTGCTACCAGATGTGCGTGGCTGGCGGGCTGACCGTCACGCAGGCGCAGGTGAACGCGGTGTACGCCGCTGCCGATGTGACCGAGCAGGAGCCGTTTGTGGCGTTTGCGCGGCTTGGCTTGCAGATGGTGCAGGAGCCGCTGTGATGCCGGACGTAGACAAGCAGGCGCACTTTTGGTGGGGCTGGGCAGTCTCTGCGACCGTGTTCCCGCTGGGCGTCTGGTTCGCTGTTCTGGTCGCTGCTCTCATGGGCGCGGCCAAGGAATTTTGGGACGCCAAAGGCCACGGTACGCCGGAGGCCAAAGACTTTGCCGCGACGGCGCTCGGCGGTGCAGCTGGTGCGCTGTGCTGCGTGGTCCTTAAATCAACTTCGGGATGGTTTTAATGGCCAATCTTTTCGACCGCGCGAATTATCCTGAGAAGGAACCGACAGAGCTTTACGTCGGCGACCGCTGGATGTGGAAGCGCACGGACCTTGCCAGCGACTACCCGACAGCCAGCTATTCCCTGGCTTACGTTTTGCGTCCATTGGCCGCTGGTGGAGCGCATATTGACATTACGGCTGCCGAGGACGGCAACGAATACATAGTTGAAGTGGCAAGCGCCACGACGGCCACCTATACGCATAAGGATTATCGGTGGTACGCCTTTATCACGCGCACCTCCGACAGCCAGCGGCTCGAAATCGGCTCTGGCACCGTCACCGTCTACGCCAACCGCATTTCGTCGAATGACGACCCGCGGACCCATGCCGAACAGATGGTGGACAAAATCGAGCTGGTCCTAAACAACCGAGCCGATGCCGACGTTCTCAGCTACTCGATTGCCGGGCGCAGCCTCTCGAAGATGAGCCCGGACGAGCTGGTGAAATGGCGCGATTACTACCTCGCCGAAGTGGCGAAAGAACGCCGCGCCGAGGCCATCAAGCTCGGAAAAGGCGTGAACTCTAAAATCCTCGTGAGGTTCACGAATTGAAACTCTGGGACTTCTTTCGACAAAAGCCAGCGCCGAAGCGCAGACAGTTTGAAGCAGCCGCCACTGGGCGGCTTTTTTCTGACTGGCTGACGACCACGAAAAGCGCCGACCACGAGCTTCGGTACACGCTGAAGACGCTCCGCGCTCGTTCGCGTGAGCTGGCCATCAATAACGACTACGCTCGCCGGTTCC